CTTCTCTTGATTTTTCTTGAACCAAAGAGTCGCTTAATTTCTGTTTAGAAGTCACGGCCGCTTTTGTTTTACTCTCCGGCTCGTCGATACTTGAGATTATAGGAACCGCCACACAACGGCATCTAATCGGTTGACCGGGAAGAACATGGCTCTCTCCATCGACCGAAGCCCCCTCTTTATAAGAGAATATTTTATTATTCAAAGCTCTATGAGAAGCGCGGACACGTTCATCCGACGATGTACTCCAACGAAATCTCTTTGTCCCAAGATCCGAAGCTCTTCTCGATGCGAGATTGGAGTTCAATTTGGATACTTGATCTTGAGCTATTAATCGGGCCCTATCTTTAGATATACCCGTTTTCTTTTGAAGATTTTTGGCGATCTCTTTCGTCGAAGTCCCTCTCTCAAGGCCGTTAAGAGTTTCGAACTCTACGTCCTTAAAATAATCCTCGTGCATTGTAGTTATTAAGGACACGTTTTGAGATACGGTATTCGATAGCGTACCTCGAAGCCAAGGCTCCGACCTAAACGGACTTATGCCCGTTACTTGCTTGACTTGCATATCGAAAATTTGTTCATTTCTATTATTCACATCAATGGACATCTTTTGAGCGTCCGTCTCAATGGCTCTTCTAGTAACTATCTCCGCGAATTTAATTTTAATACCCGCTATGATGGCCTCGAAGTCTTCGACGTAAGTATCTTGACGAGTATCGACTAGGCCCACTTCCGCGACCATAGCCGGGATTTGAGGGACGAGAATTTCCTTTATAAGTTTAGCCGCGATTTGAACTTCCGCGACTTTCTTCCTTTCATATTGTCTCTCGATCATTAAAGGGAAAGAACCGACCGATCTTGGCTCGATGTCCGGGTTCCTTCCTTTTGCTTCTCTTTTTCTTGCTCTACTTTTTATTTTATTTCGAGTTTGAGTATCTATAGACATCCATTAATCCTTATAAATCGTTAAGTCCTTCCGGATCCTCGTCATCGTCGAGATCGTCGTCCATATCCCCAAAGTCCGGGCCTTCTTTTAGAAGATCCTCTCTAATCTTAAGATCGATTTTAGTCTCTTGGTTAAATTCGTCATCCGCGAATCTTGAGATCGCTACTTCGTTAGGATCTAGGACTTGATTAGTCATATAGATTTGATCCCCTTCCGCCGTAATCTTATAGATTTCCGCTTTCTCTTTTTGAGATGGCTCACTAAGAGGAGGGAAGAGCATATCGAATCCCGGAGGGATAATCCCTTTAGTTACCGGATTATTTTTAGCCGAAAGGATGATTTTTAAACAGGCCATAAAAGAAGGTTTGAAATCCGACTTTTGCATCCCTTTAATATAGTCATCCCATTGCTCTTGTTCGGATCCGCCTTCCCCGTTGTTTAGTCCGCCTCCCGCGCCTTCCCCTAATAGGAGAGTATGTGGCATTTTGGAAGCCGCTACTAATCTGTCATCGATTTTTTGAAGAGCATCTTTGATCCCCGCAAGTGGAGTCGATTTTCTTTCGAAATCCTCGTCCGCATCGACTACAACGGACTTAACAAGAGATCGCTTTAAGTCAATTAGCGATAATCTTTTCATCACGGCGTCATCTTGGCCCGCACCAATTAATTGAGCCAAGTTTTTCATCTTGAAAACCCCCGCGCTAAAGTCTTGCATTAAGACCGCGAGAGAATCATGTGAAGAATTATAATTTCCAATTGCATTTTGAACTCTATTAAGTACAGAATCATTAAAATAATTATTTGAACGATATAATCTCTCCGGAAGTCTAGCTCCTTCGAACCTTACTACTCGTGACCTATGAACCATAGGGCCCGCTAATTCACTTTCGGACAAAGCCCCTCTAGTGAATACATATCTTTCCGGTTCTCTGAAATCTTTACTAGAAACATCGTGGATAATATCGATTGAGTTCATATCCCATCTATGTAATTTATTAAACCAAGGCACGTCTCGAATTGTTTCGAAGTTAACCTCTTCGCTTGGATCTACTCCGTCTTGAATACCAAACATCAAGAAGCCCGCTCCATATAGTCTTCCCCATTTGGCGGCGGCTATATAGAAATCCATAAAGTTGATCTTGTTTAGGTAGTCCCAAAGCTCTTTATTGAAGTCAGGATCTTTAATTCCGTTCTTAGTGAATATAGGTTGTTTTCTAAAGGCCTCGTCTACCGGGGCGTTTACAATCTTTTCGGCGATATCATCACAAGCGAAAATATGCTCGACTTGATCCCAATCCATTCGCTCCCAATCGGCTTGAAGCCCCGTTCGCTTATCTTTTCCCTTTCTTCCTAAACCTGTAAGGACATTATTCCATCCGTCTAGTTTAACGATCATATTTTTAGTGTGTTGATCTACTTCTTTGGCCATTATATTCTCCTATTACATATTTAATATATTATTTGTAAAGCCAACGCCCGATCTCTTAAACATTTGGATCGCGATTGCCGTTGCTATAATACAATCATCATTCTTTCCGTCAACGGCTTCGATCTTTCCTTTATTGTCTACTAAAGTCATACATTCACCAAGTGTATCTTGATCTTTTACTTCAACTATTCCCGCTTCGACATCTTCGATAAACTCGTCAATTAGAAGGGGACGCGTTGAAGAGGTTGTCTTCCATCCAAAGCGGCCATCGTCCGCCTCGTAGAGATTTGGATACATTAAATCCTCTAATCTCAATAAGACAGCATGGCCATGATTATTTCTCTCGACTCCAAGTAAGGGCCACATAGCTCGCCCGCCCGTATAGAGCTTACAAAGGTCATAGCACTTCGTCCCGAAGGCTCCGGGCTTCGTAGTGTTCGTCCTAAGTTGGGCGCATTGTTTCCTAGTCTTCGCGTTGTAGATAGTAGCGACGGAGTGGTCTTTCCGGATCCCTTCGGCGGTATCTACTCCACAAACATAGACTTGACCTCTTTGGAATGGCTCCCAAACCTTGAGTCCATCGTCATCGCTTATTGGAGAAGGAGCGGCGTCCTTCATTTTCTTAACTAAATTTAAGTCCATAGCCGAAGATCCGGACATCAAGAAGCAAGATGTATCATCTTCCGGATACTCTTGGAGAAAGTGGTCTTTCCCCTTCTTCCCGGGCCTTTGGGAGATCTTAAATCTCCTAAACGCTATTTGTTCGGGAGAGATATCGACATCATATAAATTTTTCGCTTTTACAATTAAATCTAATTCATCTTTATTAAAAGGAGTCTTATTAGAGACCTCCATTTTATATTCCGGGAAAATATACCAAGGGAAGAAATGTTTTTTGAAGGCCCAATCGGGATCGTTCCATTCATCATACATATGGTTCATCCCATTGGGAGTTGACTCCATAGAGATATCTCCGGTCTCGACGGGAACGGCGTCCATCGTAGCTCGAACCTTGTCCGGTTCCTTACAAAAGGCATATTCCGAGACGTGGAGGTCGGATATAGTATCCCCTCTCGATTCGAGGTCACAATAAATCCTAGAATTGATATCGGGGAAGTAAAGTTCATAAATAGATCCTCCCCCTTTAGCAAGTTTGGGCCTAACGCCTTCGGGCATATTGTCATAGGCGAATCGGATAATTCTAAATAGTTTTTTAATCGCGTCTTGCTCATGGGCGAGAATACAAGTCGTTCTATTCTCATTAAACATCGTTTTATCTAGTTTCTTTATTAAGTAATAAGTAGAAACTCCGAATTGACGAGCTTTCAAGACCGCTTCTAGTTGGGCGGGGCTCGCATGGAGAACCCTTTGAACATCGTTCATCATAAAGGTTATTTTCTCTTTCTTTTTGTTAGTGATTTTATATAAGTTCTCGAGTCGCCAATCGGCGTCGTGAATATTATCTATGATCTCATTATAGTTCGGTTGATTCGCCATTTCTTTCCTTAATGATTTTCATAATGGCCGCGTGACCGTCTCCGCCAAGCTCTATCTTCTCAACCCACATCTTTAGGTATTTCCCTTGAAGTTCCGTTGATTTAATATATGAAGTTAGGTCAATTCGAAGGCCTTCTTTAGTTGGATAGCCTAGTTTCGCGGTATCTTTCGCCCACTCCAAATCCGCTAAGACCTTTTGGATAGTCAATTGGGTTTCTTCACAAGCCGCTTTCGCATGACCGGCCATAAATTCTTTTATTTCATCTTGCTTCAATAAACAATGGGCTCTAGTTCCTAGAGTATGATAATCGCCTTGGTATCCGGCGGCTTCGGCGGCCTTTTGGCCATGCCCTCCATTCCTTAGATACTCATGGCAAAATGCTTCCATCTTTGGTGTCATTTCTCGTCCTTAGTGTAAAACATCCCGAAAATGAACGTCGGGGCTCTCTTGCATTCAAGACATATCCTATTATATTTTGAATAAGAATTGAATTTTTTATCGCACTTAAGACAAACGAGAACTTTAACCTTATCGCCTACCGCTTTTTCATTCGATCTTTTTCCCGCGCCCAAAAGCCCTCCTTGACTACATAATAAAATCTTACTCGATGAACGAGGTTTCGACAACTTGTCAAGACTTTTGCCTTATTTGACTAATAGTGTTATAATTGTCTATCTAAAAATAAGGGGGAGTTTATGACTGAAATTATTGGAGTTGTCACCGCAATGGCCTTTTATATTGGTTCAAATTTCCTTTTCCTTTAATAAAAAGCCCGCTTTCTAGGTCAACTCAAGGCCTCCTATACTTACGGGCTTCCAAACATTAAGGTAACAAAAATGAATAATCAAAAGATCATCTACTTAGGCTTACTTAAATTGTTATTGATTCTAAGTCTTTCGTCAAACGTGTATAAACAGAATTTAGGTTTTCGATAACGTCATTCGTAGCCGGAGACTCGTCTTTTAGGGCATCTCTAAGAGCTACACTC